GAGTATCAGTAATGCCACTACAAAAAATGGTATTTAAGCCCGGAGTAGATAGAGAGAACACTCGCTATACAAGTGAGGGCGGTTGGTACGACTGCGACAAAGTACGATTTAGAGCAGGTATGCCAGAAAAGATAGGTGGGTGGAATCGTATATCTACCAACTCTTTTCTAGGTGTTGCTAGATCTTTGTTTTCTTGGGTGACATTAGGTAGTCAAAAGCTACTTGGTGTAGGCACTAACCTAAAATTTTATATAGAGCAGGGTGGGACGTACTACGACATTACTCCTATACGTGCGTCTGTATCGCTTACTGACCCTTTCACCACTGTAAGTGGATCGACCACAGTTACAGTCACGGACGCTGCTGGTGGGTATGTAAACAATGATTTTGTTACGTTTAGTGGTGCTTCTGCTGTAGGTGGACTGACTCTAAACGGTGAGTTCCAGATAACGTACTTAACAGGTAACACATACACCATAACAGCTAGTGAGGCTGCAAGCTCTTCAGCTTCAGGCGGTGGCTCCGTGACTGCTGCGTACCAAGTAAATACTGGCCCTGCAGTAGCAGAAACACTTGTAGGTTGGGGCGCTGCTGGTTGGGGTCTTGGTACATGGAGTGTAGGTGTAACATCCACTGACGCACTGCGGATATGGACGCAATCTAATTTTGGTGAAGACCTAGTATTTGCTCCTCGTGGGGGTAACTTATTCTTTTGGGATGCGACTGATGCGCTAACAACTCGTGCAGTCTTAGTGTCAAGTGAAAGCGGCGCGTCTAATGTGCCCACTAAAGTAAATACGTTGCTTGTTTCAGATAACCGATTTGTGTTTTGTTTTGGTACAAACCCTTTGGGTAGTAGCGACTTAGACCCCTTACTACTACGTTGGTCGGATCAAGAAAGTGCTGTTAACTGGACGCCATCAGCGTCAAACCAAGCCGGTGATCTTAGACTTTCTAAAGGGTCAGAGATAATAACGGCTACGCAGGCAAGACAAGAAATACTTATATGGACTGATTCGGCGTTGTACGCATTGCAATACGTGGGTGCTCCTGCAGTGTGGGGTGCTCAAACGGTAGGAGAAAACTTATCTATTGCCTCTCCTAGAGCCGTTGCATATGCAAATGGTGTGGCGTACTGGATGGGTGTAGGCGGATTCTACCGATATGATGGCCGCGTGCAGACACTACCATGCACCCTAAAACGCTATATATTTAACGACTTCAACACAGAACAGTACGACCAAGTATTTGCAGGTACAAACGAAGGGTTTAGCGAGATATGGTGGTATTACTGTTCTAGCAGTGCCACGGCAATAGATCGCTACGTTATCTACAACTACGAACAGAATATCTGGTACTACGGCAATCTAGCTAGGACTGCGTGGATCGACTCAGGTATACGTGACTTTCCTATGGCGGCTACATATAACAACAACGTCGTAAATCACGAAGATGGTATTGACGACAACGAGACCGGCACGGCTGCAGGTATAAGTTCTTTTATATCTTCAGCACAATTTGACTTAGAAGATGGGCATAAGTTTGCGTTTATTCAAAAGGTATACCCAGATGTAACATTTGATGGGTCTACTGTAGACAGCCCTAGTGCCACGCTATCTTTGTTTGCAGCACAAAACTCTGGATCTGGACGTAACTCACCTGCTTCTGAGGGTGGCACAAATACAGGCTCTATAACTAGAACAGCAACTGCACCAATTGAGGCATTTACTTCTAGGCTTGATCTACGAGTACGTGGCAGACAGCTAGCATTAAAGATAGAATCTAGTGATCTTGGAGTAAAGTGGCAGCTAGGCTCTCCTAGACTAGAGATGCGGCCTGACGGGAGACGGTAATGGCTGTAGACAAAACAAGTTACAACATAGACTTTAAAGCCCCGGTTCTTCCAGATCCGCCAAATGACTACAATGTGCAGTCGTTTAATCAAATGAATAACGCACTGCGTATCTACTTTAACCAGCTTGATAAAGGTATACGGGACGCTTCAATGTCTCCTGCTGCACAAGCTACCGCTTGGTTTATGGGTTAGTGGCTAATCAATATAAAAATGCAAAGGTAGATTTAACTGCCACCACTGCAACCACGCTGTATACATGCCCTACGGCGACAACAGCAATTATTAAGTCTATATTGGTATCTGAAGACTCAGGCAACGCTGATACAATTACCGTAACTATCACCGATTCTGCTTCGGCAGTATTTAGTGTGTTTAACGTCAAAGCAGTAGGAGCGAATACCACAGTAGAACTACTTACTGCACCACTTGTTATTGAAGAGTCCGAGATAGTTAAGGTCACCGCAGCTACAGCCAACAGGTTACACGTAGTCGCTAGCTTGCTGGAGGTGTCGTAATGGAGAGTTTTGAGTTTGAGCCATCTGAAGAAGACATTTTAGCGGCTATTGAGCGCCTAGAAGAGCAATACCCTTCGCCCGAACCTACGCCCAAACCTAAGCCTGAGCCTATACCTCCACCCCCTAACCCTGCTATAGCCGTGGAAGGTTTGCTTAGTGATGCTGTACAGAAATATAAAGATTTATTAGCTAAAGGTGTTACTTACGAAGGCGACATAGACAAGACTGACGACTACTACAATCTTGGGTTTAAGGAAGCCTTTGGAGCTGTTGGTTTTGATGCTTATGCCGACATAATTGGTGGCGAAGGTGGACAAGGATCGGGTGCATTTGCAGGGCTATTTTCTGGTGGGCTGACCCCAGAATTATACTTGTCTACTGTAGACAATGCTCCTGAGTATCTATCAGGGCTACGCGGCAGTGCCGATCAACAATCTGTAATAGAAGCATACGCAACCATAGCTGATGCAGGCACTACAGAAGAACTAGCTAGCGCGTTAAGTAGTTATTACGGCTATGAAATATCACCTGTAGAAGTTGATTTAGCTGCTAACGGGTTCAAAGACTCTTACAAAAAACATACAAGTAGTTCTGCGGCAGATATTAAAGCCTTCCAATCTTTAGTCCGCCCGATACTTTCGGAGCAAGTACCGTACCTCATGGTAACGGAAGGGCTGAACTACCAAAAAGCTCTTGAAGAAGCGCACACACGCGACCCGATGTTGCAGTCGTTGTACTTTAAGTATGGCGTTGACCCTTACCGTCAAACTAAAGATGGCTCTGCATACCTATATGACCCGTTCTCTACGGGTGAAATTAGAACTATAGAGGTAAAAGACAAAAGTGTAGAGAACGGCTTAAAAGCTATTGCTCTTGCGGCACTTGGGTATGTAACGGCTGGTGCTCTAGCTGGGCCTATGTCTTCGCTTCTGTCTGGTGGAGCTTCTGCTGGTGCTGGTGCTGGTGCTGCCGCTGGTGCCGCTGCTGGAGGCACAACTCTTGCTGGTACTGTCGCTGCTAAAGCAATTGCGTCTGGAGGTATAGCTGCACTGCAGGGTAAGGACTTATCTCAGATACTTACTGCAGCAGCTACGGCTGGTGTATCAGCGGGAGCGTTAGAACTAATACCCTTACCCTCTCAAACAACAGGAATGGTAACCGTAAGTGGTCAGACACTGGGCGACATCATGCCTGATTGGTTAAAAATAACTACCAAAGTAGCTGGGCTGGGTGTTGACCCCACCAGTGCTGAAGGAATGCTGTCAACTGCAGCGACACTCATTGGTAGCGGTGCGCTCAGTGACGTGATTGGTGAGAGTGGCGATGTTATAGAAGGTTGTTTTTTACTCGCACAACAAGTAGCTCAAGACGAAGGTGTGTCTTCACCTACAAATGATGATTTAGCTACTTTCTTTGACGAAGCTGTAGAAATTTACAACGACTTACGTGATGACGGCTATTCGCATCTTGCAATTATGGAGGAGCTAGGCTACGAACCTAGTGAAGATTTTACTCAACAAGTACAAGAGTCCGACCTAGCGAGGCTGCAAGAGTTAAGGGCAGGGACTGACCAAACAGCTTACATAGATGCGCTGGGTAAGAGCAGCACAACTGTAGGTAGAGAGCACGAAAATGCAGTAATACGCGAAAAAGTAGCCGCAGGAGAAGACCCAACAGAAGCGTCTTTTTTGTACCAAATAGCAAAAGATGCGGTAAGTGCTTCCGCCGAAACTGGCGATGACAAATGGGTTGTTGGTACTGCTGTTGCACTAGAAGCGGGTGCAGAGATAGCACAGTCGTTCTTAGGGCTAGCAACGCTAGTTGGGTACGACCCAAGCAACACTGAAATTGCTAAAACCTTAGATGCAATATCTAAGATGGCTGGAGACAGTAAGCCAGAGGACTACCAAGCTGGCTTAAAAGATATTAGTGATCGTATACAAGCTGCTAAAGACAACCTACCAAAAGATGCAGATTGGCAAGATAGCTTCTTTGAGGTGGGATCAGCTATATTCGGCGCTGCTGTAGATAACCCTACAGAGTTTCTTGTTGATTATGTAGCCAAAGAATTTGTGCAAGAAATTGTGCCGTTTGCTGTAGGTGGAGCAGCGTTTGTAGGAGCAAAACTGTCTTCTGCAGCCCTCAGAACATTTGGAGATGATGCAGCTAGGGTAATAGCTAAGAACATGGATGCATCTAAAATTGCCAAAGATGCCACATTGCTAAGTGATGTAGCCGAAGCAGCGGGAGGTTCAGCGGGTGGGGCATACACAGACGCATATGATACATTTGTAAGAAAACGCCAAGAAGAATACGCACGTATAGCAGAAGCAACAGGGCTACCAGCACAAGAGCTTAGTGATGCAGACTTACAAGAAGCAGCAGAGTTTGCAAC